TAAAACAATACCGATTAGTGATAAGAAATTATTGAAAACTAGACCTATATTGTCATACAAGTCTTTGAGGGCGTGGTTGAGTCTCTGGGTTGCTGACCAGCTATTTTCAAGATTCTTTTGAGCCTTCGCCATTATCTGGTCGAAAGAAGCTTCTTCTCCCATCTCATCTCTAAGCCTGGCCATTTCCATGCCGAGTTTAGCAGCTTCAGTGTCCACGAAGCCCATAGACTCCGCAATTATTTCCATTTCCCTCTTCTTCTCAGCTGGTGCCGCAGTGCTTGCTTCAATGCGGTCATATTGGTCTTGGAAAGCAGCTCCAGCTCCGACCATAGCCTCTTCCATATCTCTCACTGAATTGATGGCACCCATGCCAGCAGCGTCAGCCATTTTCATATTGCCAATCATATCATTGGCTAAGAAGTTTAATTGATTACGTGCTACATCGGCACTAATACCAATAGATTCAGCTAACCCAGCCATCTGGGCATTAAGAGTGGTGAAGTCGGCCTGACCCATCTTACCAAACATGATGGTCAGATCGGTTGTGGTCACTGTGGAGTCACCAAGGATTTTGTTCATCGCTTCGGCAGAGGTGCCGAATTTCCGCATAGCCTCTTGGGCTCTACCAAATGCGAGTTCACCAGAAGAAGCATCACCTCCTGCCGCACGGAGTTTTCTAGAATATTCAGCCAAAGTGGTAATACTAGTACCGGTAACCCGATTCATCATTACCACTTGCTTCGTATACTTTCCAATCTCTTCTCTTGGTGTACGGACATCTGCCAGGGCTTTATAAGCAGCTACAGAATTTTCTTCTAAAACTCCTTGTTGGGTAGCAATTTGGCGGGTCTGCTGGGCAATCCCTTCCATAGAGCCATAGGCACGATAATTATTCTCAACAAACTTCTCTTGGATCTCAGTCGCCTTGGCGATAACATTCATTATATCCTTGAATTTATTCGCCAAGAACGATACTGCCTCATAACTCCTCTCTACTGATTCACCAAATTCACCAAATGTCTTCCTCAGTTTCCGGGCCAGCTTCTCTTCAAAAGAAACCTTTTTGATCTCTTCATCATGTAATTTGTTTTTGGATTTAAGGGCATCGATAATATCCTCGTTGGTGCCAAGGTGATCTTTCCGAACATCATGTTCGTCACCAGATACCCTATGAATATCTTCCTCAAGGTCTAACATCTCCTGCAGAGTATCGACCATTTTTTCAGCAGTAACCAATTCCTCATTGGATAAGGTACCCATATCTGACATAACTGAAGCAACAGCCGCGAAGTTGGCCTCGATGCCTCTCGAAGTTAATTCAATTCCATTAGCAGCAGATTCCACACTTCCGAGGGACGCGTCTAAACCCTTAGCGACATCTTCAATGCTTTTTAATGCTTCAGAGGCTGCTGCTGAAACCTGTTCTTCCACTTTAGACACAGAATCACTAAACTGGTCTAGGGTGTTGAAAGCATCCCCAGAATCCAGTGACATCTGCACTTTCAAAGCATAAATGTTGGGATCAACAGTTGACATTATTACCCAAAGATACGTATTGTAGTAACCAGGTACTATGTATCTTCGCTTAAAAACCAACTCCCTACGCCAGTGGAAGCATCTCCAAACGGTCCTGGAAGTATTTCATAGGATAGAAATCCCTATTTTACGCCATCGGAAAGTCTTGTAACACCAACATGAAAGGAGCCCAAGATGGCCAATGAACTCAACGACCTGATCAATAATTACGCCGAGCCTTTCGTACCCAAATGGACCATCACCGAATTAATCGATTGGTGGAAAACCTGCATCCGAGAAGAACAAGTCGACATCTACGAACGACTCGAGAAAGGCAAAAAATTCAGGAGTGAATATAGAATCTTCCACGAACTCCGCGAAGAGATAGAACCGTGGACAGAAGCTGAAATGGCTACATGGCTGCAAGAACAAACCGCCGCCAACCAAGCCAAGATCGTGCCAGTTTTAGCAGAAGCCAGGGATAGTGGGCTTCGCCCATTCCGTGTTCTGACCAAATTACGCCAACAAGTTGGTGATTCCGGAACCTCTATCAGTTTCGTCGATTACTGCAAAGCCGCATGGACTGGATACTCAAAAGGCTGTATCGCTGCTGACTTGCCCTCGGCAATCCGAAACTTGTCCAATATGAACAAGTGAAATTTTCTGGTCGCGGTGGGCAGTGGGTGTGTGATAGGCAACTGGAGTAAGCATCCTTTCGACTCCGATAGTTGTTGTGTAGCAGATCGAGGAGAACTGAACCGTCTCCTTGAGCCCGCCCGCCGCGTTTTACAAGGAGCAACATGGGGGGTTTCCGACAGTTAAGTCATGCCCATATTAGCCTCGGCAACGTATTAGCAAAGATAACGTAAATCCCTAATCCCATCTTCCCGGACTCACAATGGAACATTATCTATGCGAGGCCGTAATCCCGTCAGACATCGCGAGAACCACACACCTGGTTGAGGCAATCCTCAATCTCGCCCACGAATTCGACGAGAAATCGATATTTGGCATTCAAATGTCCCTCGTTGAGGCTCTAGTGAATGCCATTAAACACGGAAACGGTGAAGATCTCACCAAGCACGTGACGCTAACCTGCATCGTCACAGATAATGCAATAACTATCAAGATTGCGGACGAAGGACCGGGATTCGATCCTGTCACAGTCCCAGATTGCCTAGTAGACGAGAATCTCGATAAACCGAGCGGTCGTGGCCTGGAATTGATCCGTAGCCTCATGGAATCCGTACAATGGAATGACAAGGGCAATGAAATCGAGATGCGGCAAATTAAAACCGCAGCCGCCTAGTCATTTCTCATTCTGCCATGCGATAACCACGTTCGATCTTGCGGCGTTTCTTCATTTTGCCCCGTTCTTTCTTCCACTCCACGAGTGGGTCAATATTTGGATCATCTTCCAGAGCTTGGACTGAATCACAAGCATTGGAGAAGGCAGAAATAGCCATTCCAATACTCCCAATAATTGGTATCAACATCATACCAACAAATATCTTCCCGTATAAAGTAGATGGGGAGGCATCTCCGTAACCCACGGTAGTACCTGTGACAATAGTGAACCACACAACATCCAGAATGCTCCCAAAATGCTCCGGTTGAGCTTTCCGCTCCAGTTCGAGACACACAATAGCAAAGAACAGCCACATAATACCCACCGAGAACACCAAACCCTTGAGATTGTGATAAGCCCGATAGAATTTGAGTGCCGTCAACTGCAAACCCCGACTATAACGAAAAAACTTGAGTGCCCGAAGAATCCGTAAAGTCCTAACCAGCCCAAGATATTGAACTGGGCAGATGAAACCGACCCAAAATGGCACAATTGCTATAAAGTCGATCAACCCCCAAATATTGAGTGGGTAGGATGTATCCGGGGCACCATAATAAGATGGATTCGATCTCCACCATCTGACGAATATCTCGAAGGTAAAGAAGACAGCGATAAGACGTTCTGACCACAGGTAATACCATGATGATTCATGACTGTTGGTCCAGCCATTCTGGAGACTCAACTCAGTCTCCAGTAAGAACAGAACGATGCTAATAACAATGAGAGGCTTCGCCAACCAATCGATCACCACAATACACTTGTCCCAGAAGTCACTGATCTTGACTTCCTCTTCAGCTTTAGCTGGCTGCGGAGCTATTGACTTCAATCTTTTTTGGAGTGGTTGTTTATTCTTACCCATGATCGCCTCTCATATATAATAACTCTCGCAACCGTGAATCGGGAACGAGGGTCATAGTTACTCGTCTTCGTCGGGAACCTGTGGAGCCGGATCAGGAGCACCACCAAAACCTTCAATTGGCTCCAAACCCTTATCTCCAAGTTTGGTGCCAGGGACATAAGCCAAAGATTCTGTGATCGAATCAATCGGCACCATCACAATCATCTCTTCAGTCTTCATCATCGACCCAGCCGGGCTGCCGGGACTCGCTGGGCGTTCCACACTACCATAGACAGTCGTCGAAACCAGGACCAAGCACCCCGCTGGTCCCAATTCCTTGGCATACGTCTGTCGGATAATACGCCCATCCCGACTGGTATCGATGAGTTTGAACGACATTACACTTTGGCTTCTTCCTTGGCATGCTTGGCCATCAGGGCGGCGACTTCGTCATCGACGTCACCACTTCCGTACTTGTCTTCGAGGTTCTCTGTGTCGTCTTCACGGAGTTCCTCCCAAGCCTCAGCATCGCTCTCGGCGTCACGGGCAGCGTCTTCCGGCTTACCGAGACGAGCAAGAGGACCACCATCCAGACTTTAACAATACATGTCATCGTCGAACTAATAATTGTCTGAGCCTAACCAATTCCTTGGGTGTCAATTTCTTAATTCCATCGTCGTGGATATCACGAACTTTGTCGAAACCGGAAACATTCTCCCCAATCTCATTCCAATCTTTGGTCTTGAAGGTTTCACCATCCCTGGTGTATTCAAGCTTGGGTGGAATACTACAAAAAACAGTGAATCCCTCCCTATGCAACATCGCTTGATTGGTAATAATACTTTTGATACCGGCTGAGTCATTGTCTGGGGACAGGATAATTCCTTGTTTTGGCCCCAGAATTCTAATCTTACCAATCTGTCTCGGAGTTAGGATAGCTCCCCCAGATGCTAAGGTCTGATCTCGGAGAGTATGCTTGTCGAAGATTGCCTCAGTAATGATAATATAAGATGCTGGTTCCACATCATCAAATCCGTAGAGAAAGTCACCTTTAGATCCTTCGGTTTCTCCTATCACATCTCCAGATTTCTTATCACGAACCTGGATGTCTGGGAAATTGAACCGCTTGTTCAATCTGGATCTACTTTGCCAATACACTAGAGTGTCGAACTCGTAATAGGGCCAATATACGTCCATCCCCAGATGGTGTAATTCATTCCTTTCAATATCCTCTTCAGTGTATCCTCTAGTACCCAACCACCTGATGAGAATAGTCGCCTGGCGGTTAATAGAGGTAGCCAGGATCTCCGTGCCATCCGGAAGGGCCACGGTGATCTTTTTCTGGGCCTTTCCGTCAGTGACCCGCCCCTCGGGCCTCAGATAAGATGAAAGATCCGTAGAGCTTCCGAGAATCTCTTTGAGAGCCTCTCGGTAAGTGAATTTCCGGTAGAGCCGGACGAATTTGATGAATGAACAATTGCGACGGTTAGTCTCAGGATTTATTGGACCGGCCCATTCATTACCACGCCAATCGTTGCATACACCATTCTCTGGGTTTATGTTGAAATTATGCCCTGTATCACCGTCGAATGGGCTATTTATACAATATTCTGATCCGCCCTTACGGGTTTTGAACTCGAAATTCTGTTCAATCCATGCAGCAACTTTAGCGGCGGGAAGCTTCTTGAATCCTTTGCCTAGTTTGCTACGATATGCACTGGCGTCATAATTCATATCCGTCAAATACGTTATTTGAACAGAGTGACAATGAGGCTGATGATAGCGACGACAAGAGATGTAATCATTCCGACTACTGCACCCCAGAATCCCCAGGAGCTGGATATTTTATCGTCGCGATGGGATTGGGATCTGAAGGATGAGAATTTTGCGTCTAGAGCCGCAACTTCCTTCTTGATATCCTCGTCACCCTTATTAACCACTTTGGTCATTGTTTTTGATAGGGATTCTCGGAGTTCCACCAATTCTTTGGCAATTTGTTTATCTGCATCTACAGATTGCTCCCTCAGTTTCTCGACGGCTTGATTTAATCTTTCAAGCTCAGCGAGAACCAGTCGTTTGTATTCATTCCAGCCATCGCTTCTAGGTGGCATTCTCGTTACCGGTCTGGTGATTGCCGATGTTCGTAAATCTTTTTAGTTGGCTTCCGGGCACCGGTCTGGCTATGGCATATATCAGACCATCCGTCCACCTTGTAGTATTCCATTCAAAAATTACATAATCGTTACTGTCTTTTTTTCGGTAGCGATTGTGGAATCGGATGGTATCTTGTTCAGTCATGTGCCCCAAAACATTTTTGGTGACTTCGACGTCGTCAGGATGAATAAAAGTTGAAAGCGGCCTTGCAAGAAGTTCCGTTTCAGTCCACCCCAATATCCGCGTCCAGGCCGCATTTACTCTCTTGAGATATTCAGCATCTGCAATACAGAACATATCTGGCGATAATTTGAAAAAAAGATCTGTCTCTGTCTCTCCTCGACCTTGGCAACAATGTAATTCTTCCGTGAGTTCCCGGAGTCTGCACAACTTGCTAGGCATGAATTCAATATTGGTTCCAGGCATGATCTATCTCACGAAACTGTGAAAATGAACTTCCGACTAACACGAGTAGACCCATCAGGCAGGTTTAGTGTGATCTGATATTGGTACGTTCCTTTTAAGAACGCTGTTGTATCCAAATTATAGCGTACCACCCATGGATTGGATCGGAATGATCCATGGCGAACAGCTATTTCGCATGGATCATTCTGAATTAATAACTCGCAATGTTGCGTCTCAATAGTAATCTGGGGACGCAAGAAAGGAATAATGGGCTGGACTAGGTTGAAGTTGTAATCATACAACGGCAACGGCATCAAGCCTACTTCAAGGGGGCGAGTCTCTGGAGTATGGAACCTCTGATCTAAAGGCTCAAATCCAAAACGAATTGTTTGCAATTTATCGTCACAAAACCACTCATCTGGGTACACCCAGAAACGATGGCAACACTTCAACAATTCGGAATCGAAGAGTGGGTCGTCCAGATCACAACTAGTCGGATCAGTACCATCCTCGCAAGGACTACCGGCGAAATAATACCAGAGGTCAAAATAAACATCCGGCACTTCAAAGTCATTGGGGATAGTAAATGGCAAGTGGTATTTGCCGGGTAGAACCGCTCCTGCTGGAGCCTCAGTACCACAATCTCCATCGGCCGCCGTATCATCATCTTGGCACAATGGAGATGGATAGAGTGAATCAAAAGGATCCACAACTGGAATAGTTGCTACAAGGTTATGAGGGACAACTTGTGTTTTGTAAATCTCGACAAATCGCACCGCAAACGGATCAGTCAATACGCCATTACGCAGGAAATCGACATTAAGATCGACAACCTGCCCGCGTCTGGCAGATATCCGTGGGAACGAATTTGTAAGTTGTGTGCACGCCATAGTCTACTCCAAATTCTTACGGTATCTTTGATACGAAGAAGAATAGACTTAACGTCTCCCACGTGATGACATAGACGGTTTAGATGGAGTACGTGGACGCGGTGCGGAGCCGACCTGTTTCTTCTCTTTGTCGGCCTTCTCCTTGAATTCCCTTTCAAGACGCTTCATGTACCATCCACGATCCTCAGAAATCATCTGGGCCTGTTCAAATAGAGAGAACTTCCCATAGTGCTTCAACTGGAATTGTTGTTCCAGGATCTGGTAATAATACTTATCGAAAGCTTCACTGCTTTGTCGGGCGAAAAAAGCTTTCCGTAATCGGAAGCTCCGTCGTGAATTCGTTGCCGCAATCTGTGCAGGTTACAACAACTGAGTTATCAATACCAGGAGTATTATCACGAAGCCATTCGCGGATTGTAGCAGTATCTTGAGAGTGAAGCTTTGAAATGAATTGGCGGATTGTAAAGATATCGCCAACACCCATCACGTTGACAATAATCTTCTCCATATTGTCAGTAATAGTATCGTCGATACGTTCATTCTGAGTCTGGATTTGCTTCGGTAGGGGGGATTGTCCCTTCTTCCTGGTCCTAACTCCGCCGGGTCGAACCATCATCTTGTCTTTGGTCTTTCTCTTCGCCAACATATCGTTGGCATCACCAGCCCGTAGAAACCGCACTGATACCCACACGTCGCGTCCCGTGGCTTCAGATAAATATGGCAATGTGACCTTGAATGGCTCATTACCTAACGACTTGTCAGCCCATACGATCGTTGAAGCCAATTCATTAAGATCGTATCGGTGAGTAGAGACTGATTCACAATTCTTGTCGGGGCAGGTAATAGCAAATTCATACACATGACCATGAGTAATACCACGGAGGTAGTACAACAAGAAAATGCGGTCACCAAGCATGAGGTTAATCGGGTCAAACCCATCCGGGAATTTGCAGCATTCGCGGAACAGATAATCGATAGACTGCCCAGACTGTGCCAACCGTTGCGTAGCAAGAATTTTCTCTGCCACTTGGCCCATTGCTCTTACTTTGACAATTCCATCTGGCCAACCGTAGTAAATGCCTTGACTTGGTAAAGCACACTCTTCCCACGGTATAAGTTGCTCATCTGGTGTTTGCAGCAACTGGGTGAGAAATTCTTCGTTAGAAGCACCAGGTGTCACAACATCAGTCAGATTGGCGACATGTGTCTCCATCTTATTGATGTCTGGATCTATACCATCAGAGATTGCGGTAGTGGTATTAGAAGTGGGAGCATCCGGCCCCTCAATATTTAGCTCTTCTTCTGGAGCTTGGCCAGCTGGGTCTTTTGCCATCTTTGATTCCTGCGACAATAGAATTACTCAGTCGCAAGTATCTACTCTTGAGGATATCCCGAGAGACGAAAAATTAAACCGGAGTGCAAAACGAAGCGACTCGAACAGCTCGGATTGAATTTCATCATTTCCAGTACTGGTAACCAGTCGACAGACTCGGCTGCACGCTGGGCACTTTGCGGCAATTGTCAGGCCAGGAGCGGATCTTCTTCGGCCCAATCGTATGCGATGGTTACTTCAACTAGTTTCACATCACTATTGGTGTAAGTCAATTCCCCATGTTTAATGACTTTAGGCCAACTATTATAGAGACGCCATCGGATCCGATCAAGGTCATTCCAAGTCGGAAGATGGACATCTAATTCGGACATTCGCTTATAGTCACCACCAACTTTCAAACCTTCTGTGGGTGTCCACACAGTCTGCCGCCAATTCTTGACAATGGCTAACAGACCCTTGGTGTCATACCATGATACTTTAATATCTTCCCATACAACACTCTTAGCCCACTTATACTCCAAACTAGATGCAGTATATGAATCGGTATTCGCCGTAAAAGTAGGAAGAGTCAAGTCCCTGAGATGAATCAACGCCGAGTTCACCTCAACATTATTCCCAAAGAGATTGAAGATTTCCCAAGTATAGGTGTAGAAATACTCCGTCCTGTTAGATGAAGGACCGCCTATTCCGGCTTGCCCACCAAACGCACCATTCGGAGATGTTACTTGGAATCCAGGCATTAGTTAAAGTTCTTTGCCTCAATCGCCTTGTTATAGCGTAAAGTTACCGTGATTTCAGCAATATCGGTTGAGGCATAGCTCAAATCAGACGGAGTTACTCTCTGTGGCCAACAATCTGCCAAATAATAAGTCCATACCGGAGTGCCGTTCCCATCCAGCATTGCCAATTCACACGGCTTCTGATATCCGATTCCCAATACTGATTGGTCCAAGTGTACTACACCACCTGGGAGGCCAAAATTCTTACCACCCCACCATTCATAAATGAGGCTTGCAGCTTGATCCGTCAGATCCTGGTCCAGGTATGCGTGTTGGCCAGTCAATCTCTCGTAGAAGGTAATATCGATCGGCTTCCACCGATTCTTACCAGGCCGGTAGATCTCATCCTGCCCACTGTGGATAGTGATTTCGTCGAATTCGGGTGTTGGGCGGGTGGCTTTGTAGGCGAATAGGAGCAGGTTGGTTGATCCCCCACTATCTCTATCCAGTGGTTCCAGAGTTTGAAAGATATAGCGGTGTGCTCGAGCCGTCTCTTCAGTGTGGGACGGTTCAACATCTGCCGTACTGAAGCCCATGTCATCGTTGAACCAATGGCAGGCATCGTTGAATGGTATGTTGAATCCAGGCATATTCTACCTACACTATTAAATCCACCGTATCTTTCGCCGAAACTATTATACGCAAACGGCCCACCAATTGGTGGGCCGTAAGTTGGCGAGCGGGCAGTTCCGATTAAGTGTTCTGCGCGCAGTTCGGGGAAAT